TTTTTTCTAAAGGCTCAGGCATCGCCATAAAGATTGTCCTCAGATTCTGAACCACTTGGTTCTACTGGCTTTAATGGTGGAACTAACGTTCTCCCACATAATAACACTATCTTATTTATTTTGTGATCATCAGCAACTATGTTTGAGCTATTAATAATAGCCATCAATCCATCCCTATGTCTTATCTCATCTTTCTCAAATAATGTGTTAGATCTAAAATATTCTGGTATATGTGAGTAAGTGACAGACAATGGTTTTGGTTTTACAATTAACAATTCTTCAACAAATTTCTCATCTATTTGGGGCAAACTGTTAATCATATCAGTGAACTGTTCAACAACTATATTTTGCAAACTCAATTCTGAAATTGTTTTACTTATAATATTCTCATTATCAGAAAAATCACCAGAGTCTGAGTAACTCAATGCATAAACTACCATAGCATCAATGACATCTTCATTGCCTCTAGTATCACTGTATTTTTTAGCAATTAAATTGAAATATTCATTAATAACTAGGACATTTTCTGGACTAAGTCTGTTAAAATCCACAAATTGATCTGCAAGGTCAGAATCTATAGACACAATAATGTCTATGCATTTATACATGGCATCAATTGACCTATCTTGATCATATAAGAACTCTTTCCAATGACTAAGACTACTTTGAGTTTTAACAGTTGATATTGTATCATCCAACTCGAACTCCTCTTTTACTTCATCAACTATTTCTATCTCATCTTCATCATCTGAAATTATAATTATCTCTTCGTCTTGATCATTCACATCTGCCCAATTACCAATACTAACATTTTCTCCTTTTTCTAATTTATCAACTAACTCTTTCATAAAACTTGAGAATGATTCTTCAATCTTCACTTTGTTTCTAGGCAATTTCCTACCAATTTTGACTTCTAGCTCACTTATTTTCATTTTTGCTTCAATAACTGACCCATCATAATTTAGCCTGCTTTTTGTGTAGTTCATATTCTCCTTCACATATTTCCCAGCATCAATGCCAACTATCTTTGAGAGAACCTCAAAGTGCATTCTTGTCAGCCATTTTATCAAACAATATGACCTAATGTTAACTCTTATTTTGTCTAAAGTCTTTGTAGCAAAATTGTACCTAGTTGTTTGAGCCATTAAATTTTCTTGGAGGTTATTCTTAAAACTAACTATTCTCTCTTTATATTCAGAATTGATCTCAGATATCATGTATCTTAAATTTTTATCAAATTTACCTCTACCTTTCAGTTCGTTGGTGATAACTCTAATAGCTTCAGTTTTCATTTCTTTAATCATAGGCCAAAAGGAATCAACATTTTTCCTATTATCTTTTACCAATTGTATTAAATCTTCCTCATATTTTTTCTTAATTAGTCCTTCCAAATTAATTGACACTCCTTCCGTCATGCACTGATAAATGAGATCATCAATTCTTACCTTAAGAACTCTTTCAAAGGATTTTCTAACCTCTTTAGCATCTAATGATTCTCCTCTTATATATTGATTAGTCAGAACATAAAATTGAGGTATGTCTTCATACTGTTCAATTAATCTTTCAGTCTCAAAAGGATTCTCTGCTGACAAAAACCCAATTGTTATTTTCCTATCATTAAGCTCCTGATATAACTTGATACCTTTTCCCCATAGAATTTTCATTTTTATGCTTCCCTTGATCTCTTCAACTTTAAGACCTGGTTCATAATCGATTTTGATACAGAATGTGCTAGGTCTAGATAATATAGCCCCGCTTTGATCTAAGAAAACATAATTAGTGTAATCATCCTCTTTCTTCTTGATGAATCTATTAAATCGAATATTCATTTTTTGTATAAATCGGACAATTCTATTGGGAACCTGAGAGAAAGATCTCAAACTATCAGTGGTTATATTAGTTACCTTGTCATCATCAACAGTTATAAAAGTGTGACAACTATCTATAATCACACCTATCACTCCTCTGCCAGTGTATTTCATTGAAATAGAGTCATAATATTGAGGTTGCTGATAATAAGTTATCATTCCTTTTCTCAAATAATAAACACAGTTCTTAATCTCTTCAAATTTTAATGTCTGAGATCCTGAAAAACTTCTAAGTATTATGTATGTTATAAATTCAGTATCAGAACACCTTTCTTTTAATAAATCTCCTAATCTTATGTCATTAACCATAGTTCGGTATCTAGAGATGAGAAGATCCAAATACATCAAAGAATCAGGTAACATTGCTTCATAGGACGACAAAAATCTCGAGATTATAACAGATGCTTTAGCCAATTCAGTTGACGTCTTATCCATTTTAATCTTCCCAAAAGTCAAAACGTATCCATTAGCATAGTTAAATTTCATGAAATTGGTAACAGTGTTGATCATATTTAATCCTCGTCTAACTGGACTAGAGAGTTTTATGGTAGGAGGTTTGTCATCAACTGATTTGATGAAATCCATCATAGTTATCCATCCATTAAATGGAAAGTCTTTAGTGTTAGAAATCGTTTCTTTAAAACTGTCTTTATACCAG